TTAGTGGTAAGAAGAATAAAACAAACGAGAAGGTTGTTCCTTTCATACAAGAATATTTTGAGGTAAGTAAATTACAGGCAAGTGAATATTATAATCTTATGACTACTGTTGATATTAAATTTTTAGTTAAAAAGTACGGTAAAACGGATAAAGAAATAAAAGGAATGAAAATTAGATGAATAAATTATTAATGGCATTAGGTATATCATTACTAGGTCATATATGGGCATGGTTTCATATGCAAGGACAATTTAAATATGAATGGGCAAGGTCTTTATGGTGGGTTGGTTTTGGTGGAGTACCAATTAGTTTTGCTTTCTATTATGGAACTAGATGGTATTATGAATACTTTGGGAATTATTGGTATGTCAGACCAATTGGATTTGGTATGGCAACTTTGATTTTTGGTATTTTAACTTGGTTAATATTAGATGAGTTGCCAGATACGAGAACAATAATTTGTTTGTGTTTATCAGTTATTATTATTATATTACAATTATCACATTTAATTATCAAATAGGAAAAGTTATGAGTATAAGAGAAAGAGTAATAGAAGATCCTGCTAGTGATCCTGAAAGAAGACAAATTTCCGTTATGGGACAAATGGAAAAAGAATGGCCTGAGATGACGGCAGAGTTTAAAAAAATACAGAAAGAACAATATGAGTTGTTTTTACGTAAACAACATGATTACGGACCAGGTAACATATCAGTTGGAACTAATCTACAAACTCCAGAAGAGATAAAGTTATCACTTACGGGTTTATGGTTTAGAATGAATGATAAATTACAAAGAGTTAAAACTCTTTTGTTGGGTGACAAGACACATGCTGTACAAGATGAACCATTAGAAGATGCTTATCTTGATGTGTCTAACTATGGAATTATGGCTACATTAGTTAGCCGAGGTAAGTGGGGTAAATAATGGAAGGTTTATTACATTATACATCAGATTGGTGGTTTGTGTTAGCTATCATGGGAATGATATGGATGACAGATTTAATTGATTATATTATAGATAAATGGAGTAAAAAATGATGGAAAGACATTGGGGAGAAAAACAAAAACCAGTTAAGAAGAGAGCTGGAGAAGCTACTGAAAAACACATAGCAGTTCAAGATAACAAGATTTATTTTTATGCTGGTGTTAATAGAAATGCTTGCAGTGAGTTGAATAAAAAGATAAGTGAATTAGAAACTAAAGCTATAACTTTAAGTAATAATCTTGATACAGATGCACCACCAATAAAAATATTTATCAATTCTGGTGGTGGTTCAATTGTAAGTGGTGTTTCATCGATGGATACTATTTTAAGATGTAAAGTTCCGGTGTGGACATACGTGGATGGATTTGCTGCAAGTGCAGCTACATTTATGTCAGTTGTTGGTGATCACAGATTCATGAGTAGAAATTCTTATATGTTAGTACATCAGTTATCTACATCTTTTTGGGGAACTTATGCTAACTTTGAGGATGAGAAACAAAATGTTGATTTGATGATGAAGTCAATAAAAAGTGTGTATGAAGAATACACTAAGATACCAATGAAAAAACTTGATGAAATATTAAAACACGATTTAATGTGGGATGCTGAAACTTGTTTAAAATATGGAATGATTGACGAAATTATATAATGGCACATATATCACATAGTCAGTTTACTACCTATAACGATTGTAACCTTAAATGGAAACTTCGTTATATAGATAAGTTAGGAACTTTTGTTGGTAACATACATACTCTTTTTGGAACTTCTATGCACACCGTGATACAAGAATATCTTTCGGTAATGTATAATAAATCCATTGTGGCTGCTGATAAACTAGATATGGAATCTCGGTTAAAAGAAGAGATGGTTGCGGAGTTTACCAAAATAAAAGAAGGTCAAGGAGTCTTACCTTGTACTCAAGAAGAGATGATGGAATTTTATCTAGATGGTATGGCTATATTACAACACTTCAGAAAATATCGTAATAAATACTTTATGAAACAAAATTGGGAGTTGGTTGGAGTAGAAGTTCCAATTGTCAAGGATGTTCAAGTAGGTGTTGATGTGATGGGATACTTGGATGTCGTATTAAGAAATAAAATATCTGGTAGAGTAGTTATCATAGACCTTAAAACTGCTACTCGTGGATGGACGAATTGGCAAAAGAAAGACTTTAATAAGAAATCTCAGTTGTTGATATACAAGAAGTTTTATTCTGAATTATTTGATGTCCCATTAGATAAGATTGATGTCTACTTCTTAATACTAAAAAGAAAGATAGCGAAGAATCCTGACTTCCCTATTACTAGATTACAGAAGTTTGAACCAGCAAATGGAGTTCCAAGTATCAACAAGACAATGAAAAAATTCGAAGAGTTTAGAACCGAAGTTTTCGATGATAGTGGAAATTATTTATTAGAAAGAAATTATACAGCAAAACCTGGCAAAGCCTGTAAGTTTTGTGAATTTTATAACACGGAGTATTGTGAATGGGGGAAAATCCTCTAAAAGTAGGTATTGTCGGTAGTCGTAAATACGAAAACCGAAATAAAATAAAAGAATTTATCTTTAAATTAAAACAAGATAAAGGTAATGATACTATAATAGTAAGTGGTGGATGTCCAAAAGGAGCTGATTTTTATGCTAAGAAATATGCTCTTGAACTAGGATTACAATATGAAGAATATCCACCAGCACATCAAGCTCATAATCTATATTGTCCATTACATTCTAGAAATTATGGGAAACCTTATAGTGTAAAGAATTTCTTTGCTCGTAATAAACAGATAGCTATACATTCAGAGTATGTTGTTGCTTTTATTCCAAGAGGAGTTAAGTCCAATGGTTCTATGTCTACCATAAAATATGCTAAGAAATTTGGAAAAAACACACTTGTTATTAATTAATTAATATATTTATATATATAGTTATAACAACAAGGAATAGGTTATGAAGAGAGACAATTTAACAAAATTAACATCTGTCAAAATAATTAAGTCTTTATATGAAGATTTTAAATTTAGGACAGTTAATTCATCAATGAATTTACAAAAGTTAGTCAATCGTTCTATCCATCAATATGTACAAGATAATGTTATTAGAGAGCAGATAGAGAGTTATGATAAATTACATTTAAGTGGGAGTCAGTTCTAATGATGCAATTAAGAGAAAATATTATTAAAGCTCTTATTGATAAATTTGAAGGTGAAATATCCGCTCATAAAATAAATGTAGAAATTATGCTGGAAAATACTGTTGGTGTTGGGGATCATCCTAATATTACAGAAACGATTGAACAAGAATTAGAGATAATTTCAAAATATGATGATAAACTTAATGTTTTAACAAAATATTTTACAGATAAAAATTTTAAGAAAAACAGTAAGAAGGTTCTGAATGGCTAAGAAGAAGATACTATTAATGTCAGATGACTTGAGGATGCATAGTGGAGTAGCTACTGTATCCAAAGACATCGTATTTGAGACATTAAATGAATACGATTGGGTTCAAATAGGTGGTGCAATTAAACATCCTGAAAAGGGCAAAATTGTTGATATGTCACAAGGACTTGATGAATTTGGAATAAAAGATGGGTATTTAAAAATTTATCCTGTTGATGGTTACGGTAATGAAGACCAATTAAGAGAGGTGATGGAAATTGAGAAGCCAGATGCTATTCTTCATTATACAGATCCTCGTTTTTGGATTTGGTTTTATAATATGGAGTCTGAGATTCGTAGAGACATTCCAATATTTTATTATAACATTTGGGATGATTTACCAGATCCACAATACAATACAAATTATTACAAAAGTAGTGATTTATTAATGGGTATATCAAAACAGACTTATGGTATTAATAAAAGACTTTTACCAGAATATAAAGACTGGCAGATAACTTATGTACCACATGGAATATCAAGAAGAAGATTTAATAAAATAGAAGATGATGATATAAGTTTGATAGATTTTGATTCCAAACATGGTATTTCAGATAAGAAGTTTAAGATACTTTATAGTAATAGAAACATCAGAA